CAACCCTCAAGCGAATCTACTCGTAAAGCATCTACAACTAGTGTTACTGCCTTCGATGTGGATAAACAAGAGTGGCGCTCATTCCTTCCTGAAAACATTACACACATTAATTATGAATTCTAATCTTACCGCTATTGCTCTAATCGCACTTATTGTTGCCATCGTTGTATTTGGGCCTTGGGTTACTATCTGGGCGCTGAACACTCTATTCCCTCTGTTGGCAATTCCATTTAATCTTGCAACATGGTTTGCAGTTATTTGGATTGGTGCATTCTTTCAAGTTAAAGTGAAGACTAAATAATGACACAAATTTCTAGCCCCGCAGATCGCGTTAAGATCAAGAAGATGCTTGGAGAGATCTCCGACTCGTACACTCGTATGGCTGCTGAACGCGACCTCATCAAGGAGACCATCAAGGAGATGGCCGATGACTTTGAGCTTCCAAAGCGTACGCTCAATAAGATGGCAAAGACCTATTACAAGCAGTCTTTCTTCAAGGACAGCGCTGATCATGAAGAGTTCGAAAGCCTGTATCAGACCATCGTAGAGCTAAAAACTCCTTAAAAATGCTGCGCATAGCTATGTACTTTAATTCGTTTATGGTATATAATAGATCATAATCTGGAGAAAAGTACATGGCTACTACAAAAGCAAAACCCGTTAAAGAAGTAAAAGTGGCATCTGTCGTGCCCGTAGCGCCTATTGTCAAGGCAGCACCAAAGGAAGTGAAAATGCTTCCAAGCGAAAAGCGAGCTCTCAAGCGCCGTGAAGTCGCAGCAAAAGCCGAGCAAGTCTTTGGTACTGGCAAAGGCAGTGCCGAACCTAAGATCAATCCTATGACATATACGATTGATCTTATGCATGCATTGAATTATTACAATGCAGCATATGATAGCAAAGACAAGCGTAAGTGGGTGATGGCCTATGTTGGCAAAGCACACGCCAATGATTTCGATGCTCTGTCTGACTATCACTTCAATTCTGTCGGCACAATCATCCGTATGAAAATGCGTGATGTATTCCTTGAGCCTAAAGAACTTGAATTCATCGAAACTAAATTGCAAGAACTTCGCGAATTGTCTGCATCAGGCGGCATCAGCACTTCATCGCTTAAAGGTGGTCCTAAGGTCAAAGTCGATAAGCCAGTCGTATCGATCCAAGATCGTGTTGCAGAAAGTGCATCTAAACACATCGGTGAAATCAATGGCATGATCGATGAGTTCATCCTCAATGATACTGAACTCGATGTAGCATCATATCTTACGAGTAATGATGTTAGCCCAGCAGTGAGTAAACTTATTCCACCTGCATTCACTCGAATGATCGCTGAACTTAAAGAAGCAATCAAAGGTGAAGATAAGCAATTGGTTGAAGGTTATTCTTTCCTTAAGAAAATCAAGCTTAAGAAACTTCTAAAGTCTTATGAAAGCATTGCCGATGCATGCAGTCAACAAGTTGTTAGCGCTAAAGCAATTAAGAAGCCCACAGTTCGAGTGATCAAAGAAAAGCCTGCATCAGTGATTGCTAATAAAGTTAAGTTCATGCGTGAATTCCCTGAGCTTGGTTTGAAATCGGTCATGCCAGCGACAATCGTTGGTGCATCCGAAGCATGGATTTACAACACTAAGTACAAGAAGATTCAAGTCTATCGTTCACTTGGTAATGACAAGCTTTCCATCAAAGGTACCACCATCATTAACTATGAAGTAGCATCCTCTGATTCAAAGACTGTTCGTAAACCTGAAACTGTTAAGCTCTTTGCAGCAATGGCTAAAAAGACTATCGCAGCAGAGTATAAAGCTCTAACCACTAAGGTTGCAGCTGTTAACGGTCGTATCAATGAAGATTCTATTATTCTTAAGGTGTTCGCATGATTTTAATTGATTATTCAGCAGTCTGTGTTGCAGCAATTCTTGCTTTCTCTGCTGATCTTAAACGTGGTTCTGAGAACGAAAAGAAAGATCTCATTCGCCATGTAGCACTGTCCTCTATTCGTTCTTATAAAAAGAAGTATGGCAAGGAATTCGGCGAAATCGTTATTGCGTGTGATGGTCGTCATTACTGGCGCCGTGAAGTGTTTCAATACTACAAAGGCAATCGTAAGAAAGCACGTGAAGCATCTGACATTGATTGGAGTTTGATCTTCAATACGTTGTCTGAGATTCGTGATGATCTCGTTGCTCACTTTCCGTATAAGGTAATCCATATCGATCGTGCCGAAGGCGATGATGTCATTGCTGTGATCACTGAGTCTACCCAAGAATTTGGTCAGTTTGAACCAGTGATGATCGTATCATCTGACAATGACTTCGTTCAGTTGCAGGAATATGATAACGTAAAGCAATTTAGTCCTATGACTAAGAAATTAATTGCAGTAAATAAGAAGCAACTTCATGAGAAGCTTATCACTCACGTAGTGAAAGCCGGCGACGATGGTATTCCTAACATCCTATCTGCTGACGATGTCTTTATGACTGGAACTCGTCAGACTTCTGTAAGTGCTAAACGTCTCGCTGAGTTTATTGAAATTGGTATCGATGCATGCCGCAATGATCTTGAGCGTGCTCGTTGGCAGCGCAATTATGTTATGACTAGTTTCAAATGTATTCCTGAAGACATTAAGGAATCCATCCTCACCGCATACGCCGTCAAAGCTACAGGTGATAAGAACTCGATCATGAATTATCTTATTAAAAACAAGTGCCGACAACTGTTGGACACAATAGAGGACTTTTAATGTTTAAACACATTCCCGAAATTCTTGAAGAGTGTAACAAAGACGTAACTCTTTTTGCGAATTATAAAAACAATGCAGGTCTAAAGTTTATCTTTGAGCACGCATTCATTCCTGAAAAGAAGTTCATCTTGCCTGAAGGAGAGCCTCCATTCAAACCGGATTCAGCTCCTATTGGTATGACTCCGTGTAACTTCACCCAGGAAACTAAGAAGCTATATGTGTTCACTGCAGCACGTTCGGATCTCAAAGCTCTACGCCGTGAGACACTCTTCATCCAATTACTTGAAAATATTCACCCATCTGAAGCAAAAGTTTTACTTGCTGTAAAAGACCAGAAGCTAAATAAGCTATATAAGAATATCACTGCAAAGGTTGCAGCGGAATATGGTTTCATTACTCTACCAGTAAAGCAAAAACAAGATGGGGAATCAACACCAAAAAAATCTTAAAGTCATTCTTTCGAAACCGCAAAGGGAACTCGCTGAATGGCTGGCAGATCTACCCGACGATGAAATCGTCTACATTGATTGGCTTCTTGAGGAAGCTGAAACTGCGTTGGACGAAATTCTTCTAGACCACGTTGGGTTAGAAGAAGCCAACGCAATCATTAAAGAAATTCAAGCACTTTAGCGGTGTACATTAATTCGTCATCGTGATATAATAATCTTATGATATTACAAATCCTTAATGAATTAGCCGCTACTTCCTCTCGCCTTGAGAAGGAAGCGATCATCAAACGTGAGAAGGACAACATGCTTTTGAAGCGTGTTTACTTTCTTGCGTATGATCCGTTCACACAATTTTACCAACGTAAGATCCCCGAGTACACACCTAACAAAGGTGAAGGTATCTCTCTGGAGTTTGCAATGGATTCTATTGGAGATCTATCTAAGCGAATCGTCACTGGCAACGCTGGCATTGCTCACTTGAAGTCTAACCTTGAAGCACTGAACATTAATGATGCTCTCGTTCTTGAGCGTATCATCGGTAAAGACCTCAAGTGCGGTGCTTCTGATTCAACGGCTAACAAAATCTGGCCAGGTCTTGTTCATGACTATCCATGTATGCTTGCAGCAGGGTATGATGAGAAGCTTGTAGCTAAGATGCATTGGCCTGCGATGGCTCAGTTAAAGATGGACGGTATGCGCTTCAACGCTATCGTTAAGGATGGCAAGTGTGAGTTCCGTACTCGTAATGGCAAAGAAGTAAACTTGCTTGGTAACCTTGAGACTGAATTCATCGCTCTTGCAAAAGGCGAGAGCACAGTCTTCGATGGTGAGTTAGTTGTACTTAGTGAAGATGGAATGTCTTACCTCGATCGTCAGACTGGTAATGGCATCCTAAATAAAGCAGTCAAGGGTACTATTACACCTAAAGACGCCAACCAAGTAAGTGCAACATTGTGGGACTTAATTCCGTATGACGACTTTCAAAATAGCATTTCAAAGCATGCTTATAAAAATCGCTTTGCACTTCTTGAGGCTATGCATTTGGATAGCGGCAAGATTCGGATCGTCTCTAACCAGGTTGTCGCGAATCTTGAGGAAGCAAGAACTCTCTTTGAACGTTACCTTGCTGAAGGTCAAGAAGGGATTATCCTAAAGGATCCAATGGGTCTATGGGAGAACAAACGTTCTCGTGGTCAGATCAAGTTCAAAGGTGAACTCGAGTGTGATCTAAAGATCGTTGGTATCCAAGAAGGAACTGGCAAGTACGTTGGCATGGTGGGTGCATACATCTGCGAGTCAGAAGATGGTATCCTTAAAGTTGACGTAGGCTCAGGCTTCAAAGATCATCAACGTACTATTGATCAGAGCGTCATCGGTAAGGTGATCGCCGTGAAGTACAACGCACGTATCAAGAATCGTCAAGGTGGAGACTCACTCTTCCTTCCTATCTTCTTGGAAGTACGTGAAGATAAAATAGTTGCAGATAATGCAAATAAAATCCAATAATGCGTTTGAAACGTATATATAAGTAATACAACAAAAGAGTAACATGTCTTCATCTCTCATTTCCTATTGCGCTACGATACTTAATGGTCTAAATGATCAGAGTATTGCGCGTCCGTTTACATCAGAAGGATGGAGCGGCTAGGGCTTAGAGGTAGATTACACACATACACTCAAAGCCCTAATGTAAAAGTTAGGGCTTTTTTACTTTTATGGTGTACATTAAATCGTTGGTGTGATACAATACATCTATCAACTGGTTAATCTTAATCAGTACAGAATTTCTTTAACAATTCAGGTTTCTTTATGTAGGGGAGTAGCCTAGTGGCCTAAGGCAACGGTCTTTGAAATCGTCATCGTTGGTTCGAATCCAACCTCCTCTGCCATCATATAAAAGCGCATTAGTTCTTAGGGTTGTTCCGAAGATAATTATCTCCAGTGGAGTCCTAGTGTGTTCCTATATGATTTTATGGAACGGTCCTATAATGGTATTAGAGCAGATTGCTAATCTGTCGCTCGGCGTAATCCGGGTTCTCGGTTCGAGTCCGAGTCGTTCCGCCAAACACGTGCGTTGGTAGCTTAGTGGCCTAAAGCAGGGTACTCATAATGCCTTGATCGAGGGTTCGACTCCCTCTCAACGCACCAATTTTTATGGAGATTAAGTAAGGAGTTATTATGTCTAACGTACTAGCATTAGATGCTTCAGGTTTACCACGGAAGTGGATCAACTATGAAGATGCAATCTCATATTTTGCAAAAGATATGGTTGTTTGGACTTTAGGAGAAACTGTAGCTACCTTTAGAGGTGGTATGCAGAATGACGGTACAATGTCTGTACTTGAAACTCCATCGATCATTGCTGTACGTGGTAAAGGTTTCTCTATGGAGAAGGCTGGCACAGTAGCTCTGACCAATAAGATCTTGTTTGCTCGTGATAAGAACGTATGTGCTTATTGTGGACAGACTTTTGGTAACCATCATCTTTCTCGTGATCACATCCATCCTGTCTCTAAAGGCGGTGAAGATGTTTGGACCAACGTGGTAAGTGCATGTGTAAAGTGTAACACTCACAAAGGAGCTAAGCTTCTAAAGGAATGTAAGCTTGAACTCTTGTACGTACCGTATACTCCAAATCATTACGAAAATATGATTTTACAAAACAGAAACGTACTTGCTGACCAGATGCAATACCTCATGAGTGGTGTTCCAAAGCACAGCAGGATCCTATTAAATTAACGTACAGGTGCCCGAGAGGTCCAAGGGAACTGATTGCAAACCAGTAAAACCGTGAGTTCAAATCTCACTCTGTACTCCAAATGGTCATTTTAGGGCCTAAACACCCTATATGAATCAACAACTTAGACACTTCAAAGTGACGTACGTTCATACTTCTAGTCTGGATGTATGGATACCCACTTGATGGTTTCTATGACACCTGATGCACCGTAAAAAAGTGCATAAAACGGTGTACATTAATTAGAAGATGTGGTATAATTGATCTATCAAAACAAAGGATAGAAAAATGGCTCGCAAATCTAAAGACATCGTTACTGTAGTTGATGGCGTTAAGATGACA